ACCATAATTCCAAAAAGGGAGGATTGAAAAATGGGCTGGAAAATTGGTGGTGTTCTGACTTTGGTTCTGGCTGGCGTGGCCGCGCTTGTGTCTGCCACGACGCCGGCGGAGTACAAAACAGGGATTGAATGGGGGATCGCGGCGATCTTCCTTGTCCTGGCGGTTTTGTGCTTCTGGCGTGGTTCGAAGGCAAGCGCAAGGAAGAAGGCAGAACAGGAAGACAGGAATGAAACGTATATGTCCGACCAGGACCTTCAACAGATACAGGCGGGGGAACTCCCTGTTCTGTCTTCGGTCCCTGTGATCCTGGGCGACGGAGAACAGGCTCACTTCTTCGCGCCGGCGC